GGTGGCTCTGCCGGGGTGTTCAAGCACGATTAAATATGTCCGAGAGTTGCCGCCCGCTGACCTGCTGGCCGACTGTACGGAGACTGTAAGCGAGATTAAGACTAACGGACAGTTAGCATCTGCTTACCTAGCGGCCAAGGGTGACCTAGCCAAATGCAACATAGACAAAAGGAGCCTACGAGAGTGGGCTAAACAATAATGGCAATTCTGTTCAATAAGGAAGTCGGCCTTTACCGATACAGCACTGCGTCTAACGTAGCGCTCAACGCAGTCCTCATGGACTACGACCTCGGTGAAATGACTGCTGAAAGTGCTAACGAAGTATTCAGCATGCACGTACAGTCCATCGGTACTGGCGGTACTTTGCAGGTACTCTTTAGCGACTATGACGGTACTAACTACGTGTCTGTAGTCGGCGAGAATGCAGGCTCGTCTGTAGTGTCGGCTAACGTGACTGGCCCAGGCTTGTACAACTTCCCAATCTTGGGTCGGTTTGTGCGCGTTGTAATGTCTGCGGCAACAACCGCAGGTAGCACAGCCTTTGCTGCTACAACTTTGCCCGGACAAGCATACCGCGGAATGGCTATTACCAACACGGTGCCTGTGTACACAGCAGCTAACGCGGGTGCTGTAGACGTTGGCTCTGCTGCTATTACCACCTCAAGCGCGTCGGCTAACATTAACCATGGCTGGGGTTGCAGTTATCAGGTAAACTATCGCGTTACAGCGGTTAGCGGCACTAGTCCTACTCTCGACGTGTCTATCGAAGAGTCTACAGACAATGGCGCAACGTGGAACAAAGTTTACGACTTTCCTCGTATTACGGCAGCAGGTAGCTACAACAGCCCTACCCTACCCGTGCGTGGTACCATGTACCGTGTACAGCAAACCGTCGGCGGTACTACACCTAGCTTTACCCGTGAAATCCGTCGCATTGCCTCTCACGTGCAGGCTAACCCACTTGTGCAGATGTTTGATCGCTCTATCGCCATCAACACGCTGAACTCAGTTACCCCAACCCTTGACACACGCGAGTGCGGCAACCAGCTTAAAGTATCTTTCAACACAGGTGCTGGAGCAACTACTGCTCCACAGCTTCAGTTGGAAGGCTCCGACGATGGTGGCCTAAGCTGGAATGCCATTGGTGCCCCACTAGTCGCTGTAGCGGGTACAACCGTTGTGCAAGCAGCAACAGGCCAGTCTTGGGCGCAGGTGCGAGGACGCATCAGCACAGCGGGCGTAGCAGCGACTGCGGGTTACGTGTTCATCCGGGCACACGACTAAGACTATAGGTAAGCTCCTACACAGAATGCTAAATTTGATAGCCATTTGTGTGGGGGCACCTCCAACTCTCCCCGACCCCAGTTCCCCCTAGGGCCCTCGCACTCGCGCACGTACGCGCGTACACGTAGGCGTATGCACAGGCGCTATGCACGCGCACCACAGGCGCATAATGCGTGCGTATGCGTGCGCGTTACTGTGTAGGCTTAGCCCTAAGGCATGCGGGTGGGCTATCTGTATTGCCGATAATGCTTTGGGATGTGCGATAATGCAGCGCTAGGTTAGGCCTAACAAGGAGACGCAACGCGGTGACGCGTAGCATCTAACGTGATACGGTACCTATACTACCTATACAAACCAAAGGACTAAGCCTATCGAATCTGCATCTATTGCTAGTAAGCCTACTAGTAAGCCTTGAAGCAGAGCTTCTGAAAGCCGGAAGGCCTAGAGCTTCGCTCAGTTAGCCCTAGAGCTAGAGAGCTATAGACCGAGAGCTTATAGACTAGACTGTTAGCTAGTAAGCCTATAGACTAGGGCTGTAGACTGTGCTACAATGCAAGCTCTGCTAGTGAATAGCGAGTAAGTAAGCTAGTTACAATGTAGCTAGTTGACAAGTAGGTTAGTTAGTATGCTATAATGCAGACAACGCTAGTAAATAGCGGCATGCTGTAAGGCTCTCTAGTAGGGCTTTACAGGATGGTAAGAACTGTGGTACAATGCAGTTAACGGTTAACAGGACATATATGCTAGTGAATGCAAGTCGTTCTAGGGTATATGGTTAACAGATAAATGATAGTTGACAGTTAATTGATTGTGTGTTACAATGCAGTTTAGTGATTGACGTAAGGTTTGACGTATAGGTTGCCCTTGGGAGTGACTGAAGTCTCTAAGCATGACCTGCCCTAGGGAGCAGAGTAGGCCTTGAAAGTTACTAGATTGTGTGATACAATACAATCACTCGAAAGAGTTTGGACCTAAGCAAGTCCTAAGGTAAAAGTGCTGTGATTGATACTTATGTGTCAATCGACTGAGTTGCAACGTGTCGCAAGATGTGTTACAATACAGTTAACGTAGTCGTGATGACTACACATAGATTGGTTGAGTAGCGTATGCCTTAGGGTTGTGCTATAATGCTTATCTGTGAAGACGGCTTTGATAGTTGCGTGCCTAGTTGATAGGTGTAGTGGTGAACCGATATACCGCTAATGGCAACTTATGCCCGAGGGATGTACGTAGGGTGGATTGTGTGTACATACACATCACTTACGGGTTGAACGCACACTGTGGCTACAAGGTTACAGTTACGTCTAGTTGATTCTAGGCAAAGCTGCACTATGCTCGTAAGGTTTATGTGTGGAGGTTTGCACAGAATACCTAGTAGGGCTTACAGTATTTGATTAAAAGTTGTATCTGTAAGCGTTACATGGGTTATACACTAGGCTAAGGGCCTAACTGCGTATAGGATAGACAAGCTCTATCTGTAAACACATAGTACGAGTTTGCCCTAAGAGTAATCCGAAGAATCGTGCCCACTTATGATGGCGGGCCGTTACTCAATAAAGACGAGCTAAGACTACTGTGTGTTTATAGCTAGTGCTTTACTAGCGCTTAATGCATAGGTGAATATCATGGAATTGAAAGTATTAAATAAGCGTATCAAGACCCTCAAGGCTAACAATGCCAAGGTGCGTGATGAGATTCAGGCCCTCGGGTTGGCTTGCTTGATGCACGTCGAGCAACACGGGGATGTTACGCCCTTGAACAATCTGTACGATGCGCTCATCAAGACTCAGCATCAAGCGTTTGCTGAGTGGGCATTCTCGTTTGGCAAAGTGTCGAAAAACACAAACAAGAAGACAATGGAAGCAATGCCATTGGCTTATGACAAGTCCAAGAAGACTGACATTGAGGCTGCTACGGCTAAGCCTTGGTTTGACTTTGCGGATGACAAGGCCAAAGCTACGGCCAAAGCGTTTGACTTCCAGCAGGCTGTAATGTCGTTGCTCAAGAAGGCTGCCGCTGCCGGTATTGACCATTCCAAGCTGGTGGCTGTGGCTGCTGTGGCTGACATCAAGGCTGAAAAAGTGCCTGCCACGGTCATGAATGCTGAGCAAGCTGCTGCATCTGTGGGTGAAGCCATTGTTTAAGCTCATAGTGGGCGAGACTGAGTACGCCTTTGATGTGCCTCAGTGGGCTTGCTGGAGCCTTCGGCCATGATGGTGTTTAAATGGCTTGTATCTGCTTCGGCAGTGTTCCTGACCGTGTGGCTCTGCCTCGGTAGCTGGGTTTAAAGTACAGCCAGTTGGTCATACGTTAAGTGTGGCCTTCTGAGTGTTCTTTTAACATGGAGAGAATATGTTACAGCAAGAAATGTTTACTAACGCTAAGCACGGCGAGTTCCTCGGCTCTGGCATGTACTCAAGTGCATTCCGGTTGTCTAACGGCCTTGTCATGAAGCATGGGCGTAGCGACGGCACACGTAACTGGCTTGAGTTCTGCATGCTTGAGCGTGAAGCAGGGCGTCTGCTGCCCTTGATGCCTGAGGTTTACCAAGTGGTGGCCATTGAGGGTGATCGTTACATGGCTATCATGCCTGAGTATGCACGGGTTGTGCCTATCGGCTGGTTTGGTGAAGACTACACCGCTAGGAGCGAGTATGCTGGCAATAGTGTAATGTATCACCCAGACTTTAACGAAGTGTGCATGCGCTTCCTTAAGTACATGGAACAGTTTGAGAGGTTCAACAAGATCAAAGGCTATGAACTTATGGATGATTGCCACACAGGCAACGTCATGCTGTGCCCTACTCGCGGTGTTGTCATCACTGACCCGTGCTGCTGGGATTACTACAGCAAAATGAATGCGGTTGACCTTGAGTTGACGCACACTACCCACTAACGTGGATTACTTGAGAACGTTCTCCTTAGCCTCACGAACGGGCCTTAGCTCACAGCTTGCTGTGTTAATACGTGTGGGGGACTAGGAGTGCGCTTTTGCACATTAGGAGTTATCTATGCGAATCTTTAGCATGGGTTGGCGTTACAACCCGCATCGCAAGCCCTCTGGAGATTGGCTTGTGTATCTGTTCATGATGATTGTGCTGGCTTCCAGTCTGCGGGGTTGTCCATGAGCATCGCAAACGACCTCAGAAGGCTCTCTGCGCCACGCAAAGTGGTCGAAGCAGGGGTAGCCTTGGATGAGGCAATTCAAGCCCGCCTGAGCCCGCCTGTGGCCTTGGCGGCGTATGTCCGTGAATGGGTGACTCGAAACATGGGGAACAATCGGTATGGCCGCTAGACTTGTGACGTTAAACATAGGGTTGGCATGCCCTACATTCTTGATGCCTGCATCACAGACCAGACACACGTTGGCTTCGCGTCAGGTTATGGCGGGGCGGTTGATGCCTAACTTCATGGAGGTGCGTCAAATCAAGCAAGTGATTGTGCCACGCCATGTGTACGGCGGTGAGCCAGTGCTTGTGGTTAGTGCTCTGTATGAGCCTGAACGGTATGACCGTTATTTGTTTGACCTGTTGGTTGCAATGGAGCAAGACTGCTGCGCTATCCTGTGCCATGCGACTGACGAGGGTGCACTGTTCGGCCCACATGCCGACAAGTGGGGCACCTTTAACCGTAACTATTTTGTAATGTAAGGAGATTGACATGAGCTTTAAAATTGGTGACCGTGTTGTTGTTACTAAATGGATGGGTGACCAGTGCTACAACAGGGGCTGGGTCGGCACCGTAACAGAACTTGGTGAGTATGTGCGGGTTTTATTTGACAAGGATCATAGTAAAGGCTACTTAGTGGAGGCCAGTGAACTGTCTTTGTATTCCGAACCGAAGGCAGCAGCTATCGCTGGTGGCTTGCAACCACACAGTGTTGGCGAGTTGTACCCGCTGGCTGTTGTAACCTACGCTAACGGCGAGGGTACTACAATCTTTGTGGAAAATCTCCAAGAAGGAACGGTTGCAGTAATTGCCAAAGACTCAGTGTATCCCTACGAGTTTGACTCACACGACCAAGCACTGAATGCTATCGAAGCAGGCGATCTGATGTTTGCTAAGGGCCGCCCACATTACGTGGCATCGGATGATGATGTGTGGGTGCTGTACAACGAGATTAACCCGGTGCGTGTGGTGCGATTGCACAACATGCTGCACCATGTTGATTAAATTCAGCGTCGGTCAAAAGGTTAAAGCTACTGGTTCGTACATGCACCAACTAACCGGGGGTAAAGAGTACACAGTAGTCAAATACGAAGACCCGGTGCACACACCGACGTTTACATGGCCTGCTTACGTTACTGTTATAGGTGACTTTGGTAAGCCAGTAACGGGGCACACACACCGGTTTAAAGAATCACAATAAGACTTAGCTGGTCTTAGCGTGTAGCTGGTCACGACGGTGACAACATTCCTAGCAAGTGTAGGTGCAGAAGTAATGATGCTTAATGCTGGACACGGTCCACCGTAACAGTAGCCTACGCTTGAGGTACCCTAGGGTGCAGCCACTTGGGGTTACGACCCGCGACAAACTGCGACGTAACTTCTCGTGAGTGCATCTTCGCACTCGGCAAGTAACCCTTGCTGTTAACTTAACCAATAGGAAATCATATGACAGACACCACCAACACCACTTCCGCCAAGCCTGTGCTGACCAAGGAAGAAAAGATTGCAGCCATCGTTGCCCAGATTGCAAAGCTCGAACTGCGCAAGTACAACTTGGAGAACGACATCGCTGAGCCAGCCCGCGTCAAGAAGGAAGTTGTGTTGCCCGAAGTTGGCGCCACCGTGTCCTTTGTGTATGGCCGCAAGACAGCAACGACTGAACCCAAGACCATCACCGGTACCGTGGTTGCGGTCAAGCCTGCCTCCGTTGACGGTGAGAAGAAGCTGCCTGCTCAGGTCAAGGTGTCCTACGGTGAAGGCTTCGATGCCGCATTCGCTGTGGTCTACCCTGCCCAACTGACCGTCATCAACGGCGAGCAGCAAGAGCAGGACGACGAGCAGCCCGAGTCTGTGACCAACCTGTACAACGGCACAGCCGAATAATCTAAGGCTTAGACAGTCGGGGCTAGGCAACTGGCCCCTTCTGCCTGCGTCTTGCAGGTTCATACTTAAGGAACACCCATGGCAAACAAACAAAAAGCATGGCGCACTAACGCTGCCAAAGTCAACGCTCGCCGCGCTAGTGGTAGTCGTGAAGCTACTGCCCGTGTGCAGAAAGACAGCTTCACCAAGATGCTGCCCACCCCTAGCTTCCTGTTCATGGGGCTGATGATGCGGGCTGGCTTCTGGGACCCGATGCCCATCACACACAGCACCCTGCCAACACCGGCCGAGTTCCGCCAAGGCGGTAAGTCGTGGTTGTCCCGTGCATGGGTCAAGGCCAAGGGACTCTTTGCCTAATGGCCCTTAGTCCCGCATCGTGGGTTCACCATACCACTAGCCTCCGTATGGGGGATAGGGTTAGAGTGGACCATGACTGTGGGGCGGGACGAACACTGACAGTTCGCCGCGACGAACGCGGACTCCATGCCTTTTGCTTCCGTTGTAACGACAGCGGCTGGCAGCCACCCGAGCCCGAGCCTCTTGAGGTACGCTTGGCTAGGCTAGCTGCCGCTAACACGGAAGACACGTTAGCATGTACGTCAGTGGGGTTGCCTGCCCCAATGGTCAGATCGTGGGACGATTGGCCCGCACCAGCGCGGCTGTGGCTTTTGAAAGCAGGCCTTTCACGGGCCGACCTGCCTCGGCTGGGGGCCTACTATCACCCGCCCACAAATCGCGTCGTGTTGCCCGTTCTGATGGGTGGCAGGGTGGTTTTCTGGCAGGCTCGTAGCATAGACGGGAGGCTTCCAAAGTATCTGGCACCGCCAGTTAACAAGGCTACCTTCATCCCCGTGTACGGTAGCGCAGAAGATGTTACCCTTACGGAAGACATCCTCTCGGCTTACAAGGTGGGCAAGGTAGGCGAAGCGTGGAGCATGATGGGTACCTCAGCTAGTGCCCTCATGCTCGGTCGCTTAGCTTCACGCGGGTGCAAAGTCAACGTCTGGTTAGACCCTGATGCTGCCGGCCGGAAGGCAGTAGCTAAACTGATGCCGCAGTTACAAGCATTCGGCATAAAGGCAAGGGACATACGCTCTATGCGTGACCCTAAGTTAGTTCATATCCCAGAGATTAAGGAGTTACTATGGAATACACATCAGCAGGCGGCAACAGCTTTACGCTAGCATTCGCAGGTCGGCCAATCCTACCATTCAAGGTAGGTGATAAAGTAAAATGCGTTGACAACAACTCCCTTGAGGGGGCTTTCAGCCTTGATAGGGTTTACCATGTCCGCGACGTTAACGCAAACTACGTGTACTTTCACGACGTATCTGGTGGCTACTACCTTAGCCGCTTCGTGCTTGTAAATACAGAACTAACACCCAGCGCTCGGGCTAATGACCCAGCTACCAGTAAGGGCAAGCGCAAGGTTAACAAATATGAGCGGGCTGTGCTTGACATGTTGCGCGGCGGTACTAACGGGTACCCTATTGCACCTATTAAAAGCTGGGCACTGACCGGTAAGGAGATAGCTGCGCAGTCAGGCCACCCGCTCAACTGCATCACCCCACGCTTCGCCCCACTGCGCCGCAAAGGTTTGATTAAGGACAGCGGCACCAAGCGTGACAAACAGATCGTGTGGGTGCTGGCATGATCTACGTCCTCAGCATCCTATTGTTCATTGTGTGCTGCGTAGCCCTAGGCCTGTGGGTCTGGGCTGGTGGTGTGCATAGCGACTACCTCGAAGCCAAGTGGGAAGCGGAGTATTACTACAAGAAGTGGCTAGGAAAGGAACTAGATGTCTCTTGATATTACCGTACTGCGGTTGCTCAAGTACCGTGAGCGGTACGATAGACTAGCCCGCAGCGTACCTAAGAACGCACTGCAACCTGTGATCGTTGAGTTGCTTAACGACTTCGGCGTGTTCTTCCGCGAGTTCGACACGGCACAACGTATCGAGCATGGCCCGTTCCTAACATGGTTCCGTGGCTTCCGTCATCCGTCCATGAAAGACGAGGGCTTTGGTCTGTACCAAGCCATCATCGAGAAGGCAATGGAAGACGTAAGCCCCGAGCTTGAGGCTGGCCTGATGGAGCGGCTGGTTGCAGCCGACACTGCTGCCCGTGTGACCTCGCTCCTCGAACGCTGGTCTAAGGGTGACGAGGTTGATCTGTACGCAGAGCTTCGGCAAAACGTCGAGCGCTTTGAGCAGCAGGTTGACCGCAAGGTTAAGAACCCTCAAGTGCTTGACCCAATCGAAGACTTACTTAAGGCGGAAGAAAATGACACAGGACTGCATTGGCGCTTACCTTGCCTTAACCGGCACATCAAACCACTACGGGGTGGGGACTTTGTTATCGTGGCAGCACGCCCAGATAAGGGCAAGACTAGCTTCTGCGCAGCCGAGCTTACATTCATGGCCGCGCAACTTGACCAAGTGTACCCCGGTGAGAACCGCTCTATCCTATGGTTCAAC